TTAAAATCTAATAATACTTTTTCAAATCTCCATCTGCCGAATTGGTTGTCTGGTCTTGACATATATTCGCTATGTCTTGGGTCATTTTCTTCCACAGCATTTGCATAGTATTTCCATAGAATTGCAGTGTCTCTAGGATCATTTACAACGCCGTATGATGCAAATTCAGCAATTTCATATTTTTGTGTTTGATGCAGTCTAGTAAGCAGTTCTTTGGCATAAATAGCAAAACCAGAACTAAGATAACTGGCTTCAGAACACATCAATATTTTTAATTTCTGCATGAATAGTTTCTCTTATAAGTAGAGGAAGGGGGCGCCAGAACGCCCCCATTTCCCTCACAACTTCCTTGTCAGATACCTAGAAACTTACTGCTTCTTCTGTTTCTGTATTCTGCTTAGGTGCTTTGCTACTAAGCTTAGTTATCTTAGAAAAATTGTTTACTCTAACCTTTAAACTACTGTGCTTAACTCCGTCCTTTTCCCAAGAGTCATTTCTCAAAGACCCCTCTACCAGAACCAAATCGCCCTTCTTGAAAGAAGAACCGATTATCTCAGCCCCAGTATCCCATGCTTCGCAATTGATAAAAGAAGCAACCTTGTCCTTTTCTCCGTTAGACTTGGTATACTCTCTCGAAACAGCCACAGTAAAGTTAACAACGGAGGTTTGCTTTCCTCCCGTATTAACAACCCTAAGTTCGGGATCTCTGGCCAAATTACCTCTTAGAATCGTAATATTCATATTCAATCATCTCCTTGTTACAAAAAAAGCTAACACAACAATCTATAATAGGCACCCGCGCCCATATGTCAAGAAGCAGGAATAAAACACTTTTCGACTACTAGTGCGTCTTTGTTCTTAGTTTTATTGCCTACAAATATCAAAATATTTCCATTAAAAATATGATGCTTATACTCATTCCAGGCTTCTGGAAAAAGAACCATAGAATCCATGATACCTGTGTTGTCTTCTATGGTTATAAATGCCATTTCTTGTCCTGGGTTTTTACCCTTTTTAGTTTTGACTGCATTTACATTAGAAATTTCACCAGCAATAATAATATTATCTGTAATTATAGAATTTTTCACATCTTTACAATTAGTATTTGCCATACTGATATCATAAGTATCAAGCTTAGAGCAGGTAATTGCTGCTCCTAAGAGAGAGCTTTCGGAATCAGAAAGCCACTCTATTTTATCTATCAAAGAATATGGTGGTTTTTCTATCATTTTTATAAGATCGCTGATATTTTTTTTTCGGTTCTTATTGATTTTGGTCTCATCAGTAACCATAGTACTCAATACTGCTTTTATATTTGTTAAATTATTAGATGTATATATTTGTCTAAAAATTTCTAGTTCTTTCTTTGTTAGATTAGATAAGATTTCTAGCTCAAAAAGCATCTCTGTTCTGTTTTTCTTCATATAGTCAAAACCACCACAAGAGATGATTGCTTTAGCCGCAGTGGATGTGATATTTATCAGAACTATAGATAACACATCTAGCCAAGAATAGTTCTGCACAGAATTGTGATCTGTTAATGACATAATTTTTTCGAATACGGAATTACCTACTCCTTTAATGTCTGTTAATCCAAAATATATGTCTTTATCTTTTGTTGAAAAATACTTATTCAATAACTTAAAGTTAGGTATATGAATTGTAATTCCCATTTCATTAGCATTGCGTACCAACTCTTTTATTTCTTGTTGGGGGTCTATTTTATCTTTGGCGAACCTAAGGTACGAAGCAAAAAAAATTCTTGGAAAATGAGCTTTTGTATAAGCAGAAAGGTATGCGTTGATAGCATATGATATGGCATGACTTTTATTAAAGCTGTAACGCTGGCTCTTTTCAATCCATCCAAAAATTTCGTCAGCTTGATCTCCGGTAACAATGCCCACCTTCTGTGCTCCAGACAAAAACTTGGTCTTGATCTTGGCCATTTCTTCTGGCTTTTTCTTGCCAATAGCTTTTCTCAACATATCAGCTTCTTTTAGATCGAATCCAGCAATATTTTGCGCTATTTCCATGGCCTGTTCTTGGTAGATCATTTCTCCATATGTTTTTTGTAGTGTTTTTTCTAAAGCCCCATGAAAATAGTCTATACTTTCTAATCCATTTTTTCTGTCTATATAATGGTTACTAACGCTTTTGCCGTCTCTAATCGCTTCAAGACATCCAGGACGCAATATGGAAATTAAAGCAGATAGTTGTTCTATATTTTCTGGTTTGAGTTTCTTCGCCATAGATTGACCCAAACGACTTTCCAGCTGAAAACATCCTTTTGTATTTCCAGAAGAAATTAGATCCCATGTCTTGGGACATGACAGATTCATAGTCTCAATATCTGGATTAAATTCTACAAAATGTCTGTTCTGTCCTGATGGGTCCGGTGAAGCAACAAATTCACAACCGCAATCAAAACGCAATGTATTAGGCATTGTTCCTCACAAAAGATCCTCTAAACTTAACTTTTTTAGAAATATTTCTATGTAGTTTTAGGAATCTGATTAGTAATTCTGCTGTGTCTATAACATCCTTTAGTGCATCATGAGCACCGTCACCACTGATACCAAAATATTCTCTAACGTGGTCCAATGTGTAGTTTTTCAGTTCGTTATTTCCTTCGAACCAATAAAAGATCATATTCATGATGTCAACCACATCTCTAGGATAGAACAAAGCGCTTTTGCCTTCCTTATTAAGGTTGTTGTATTTAACGCTAAGTCTATCTATAATTCTAAGATCGAACCTGTTGATATTATAGCCAGCCGCTATTGGAGCTGTAAAACATGATTTTTTATCTGATCTTATATGATACATTTCTAGATATGAAACGAACATATTCCATCCCTGTTCTTGATTCTGAAAATTTTTCCATGACTCTAGAATATCTTGCTTAGAGGATCCTCTAACCTTGGCATGAAAGTCTAAAACGTCACTATCTGCATAATCATAACTGGGATTATCCTGAATGGCTTCTGGCTTAAGACTAATATTAAATTCAGAATCTCTCACAATTTCTAGTTTCATTGGATCTACGATCACAGCAGCAATTTGTACAGGACTGCACTTTGTAGGATCTGATCCGTCTGTTTCCAAATCAAACACACATATTTTTTGAAAATTAGCCATTAAATTGAACCCTTGTATCATCTGAAAAATAGTTTTGCTGACTCGGATTACCAACAGCCTGAGCATTGGTCGCTTTACAACAGCTGATCCTATTAACCTCTGTTCTTAGGTATTCGATGCCTGCATATGTAAATCTTTGTCCTACGGCAATGTCTCTAAAGTATTTATCAACCATATTGTTTGTATTATCCATATATTATTCTCCGTTTTTTAACATTTCTGATATAGTCATGATTTTATCCAACATAGCTATGCCTAAAACATCAAATTTTATTATACCAATAGCTTCTAGGTCTTGCATTTCCATGCCAGCAATAGATTGTTTATTTTTTGTGTCATACACCATTGGACAAACATTGCTAAGAACGTCATGACTAATAACAATACCAGCGGCATGTTTTGATTGATTAGATTTTGTACCTTCTAATCGAATTGCTTGTTCAAATCTTTTGGCCATAGGACCAGACAACTGTCCAGCATCATCAATATAACACCATTCCTTGAGTTTGTCAACTTGATTTTCTAGAGCCCAACGAATAATAGAAGCTTCGCCTGTGTCTTCTTTCATTTCTTGCAATTCGTCTGCGATTTTTGCTTCGTCTGGTATAAACTTTGTGATCCTGTTCATCTCTTCAAAGGATATGTTACCATAAACGCGCAATACTTCTTTTAGGGCGCCTCGTCCTTTCATCGTATTAAAAGTTATCATCTGTGATACTTTGTCTTGTCCGTATTTGTTTTTAATATAATCTATGATTAATTCTCTTTTATTAATTGGTACGTCCACATCAATATCTGGCATTGAAACTCTGTCTTTTGTATTTCTTCCAGCGTTATAAAATCTTTCAAAGATCAGGTTGTATCTGATAGGATCTATAGACGTGATACCCAACAGATAAGAAACAAGACAACCGGCAGCTGAGCCTCTGCCAGGACCAGGAAGCCAGTGGTTGTCTCTCACATAATTTACAATGTCTTGCACTATCAAAAAGTAACTAGACAAACCGGCACCTTGGAGTACCTCTAGTTCATATTTGATACGATCCACATATTGTTGCTGTTCTTCTTTGGAAATCTTGTTAGCTATTTTAGTTTTCCAGCCTTGTCTACACAATTCTCTTAGATATTCATCAGGATTGCTGTTGTTCGGGCACTCGAATGGGGGTAACATAGGCTGATGTAGAATATCGTATTCTTCGCACAGACTGTCAACATAATTGGTGTTTTCGATTTCTTCTGGAAGATGTATCTGCTGAATTTCTTCAGGCGATAGAATATGAAAATTTTCAGATCTAAAAAAACAACCCATAGGAATATCTTCATTATTTAATAGTTTTTTATTAATATCTATCAAGGTTGTCTTTAAATTATTACATAGTAAAATTCTTTGATCTACAGCGTCTTCTTGGTTGCAATAATGGGCATCTGGAGTACAAATAACTTTTGTATTGGTCTTTTGTCCGAGTCTACGAACGATTTCGGTAATTGTTTTTTGCTCGGGCGTATTCTCTTGGTCCATAAGCTGACTTTCCAAGAAATAGTTATCTGAACCAAATATGTCTTTCATGTGAGCTATGTGTTCTGTTCCTATCTTCATAGCGTTGTCGGGATCTTCTTGTAAAATATCAGACAAGAATGAGCCAAGATGACCAGAAAATCCGATAATGTCTCCTAAATACGGTTGGAGACGATCAAAGTCTATTCTCGGTTTGTGATAAAAATTATCTGGATGATTTGTACTAGAAATAATTTTTATGAGATTATCCCAACCTCGTTTGTTTTTGGCTAAAACTATAAAATGACTCAGCTTGCTATTTTCTTTGGTCTTAATTTTTGGGTCTTTATGAGAGATATACAGCTCACAACCCAATATTGGTTTGATGTTTTTCTTTTTTAAAGACTGAAAGAATTGAATATTTCCAGATATTGTACCGTGATCTGTTATGGCGCAAGATTTAGCTCCAATTTTTTCGCATCTATCTGCTATCTGATTCGGTTTGCTTAGTCCATCCAAAAGTGAATAGTGAGATCACCTAGGAATGGACGTGCAAAGGAACATACCTTTGATTCACGTCCATCTATTAATTTTCCTTTTTTTAGAGTTTGGTTGAGCGAGAGTATGCTGTTATAATATCACAAACTGGCCAAAAGATCAAGGTCATTCTGTGCTTCCCGGAGCTTTATACTTACCAAATGAGTGATTTTTGTGTTTGTATTGTTCCACAACATAGTCCATACCATACATATCTGTATCGTGTTTCACTTGTTCGCATTTGGTCATTGTAGACCCAATAGAACAAGTTTGGTTACTTCTGTATTCTGTTTGTGGGTCTATATCGGTATTATCAAATGTTGTTTTACCAAAATGACATAGTTTTGTACACATCCAGCTTTTATTAAGTCTAGGTTTTCTTGTGCTTTTAACGATTTCAAATTTTTTTCTAAGCATATTCTCTGTTTCTGGAATATCTGACTTATCAAAACATATAGAAAAAGGACCACCATCATTAATGAAATATATCGAAAAAATAATATGATCTATGTCTGGATACAAATGACTAATTGCATAATGGTATATTCTGAGCTGTGGATCTTTCTCTAGTTTCTCTTGTGTTTTCTCTTGACCGGTTGCCCAATCTAGTCTTCTGCCTGTTTTCCAGTCGATAATTTCTATGGTGTTATCGTTTACTAATGTAATTAAGTCAATTGTGCCTTTTAGTGCCAAATATCCTTCTAGCAAACCTTCTGATGTATTATATGAATAATGAGCCCAAGGTTTTTTTATTTCGATATCAAAATGTTGTTCTGGACATAATATTGTTCTGTTTCTGGGATCAAACATACCATCATTAAACTCTATGGCTTTATATACCCACGCATGACAGTCTTTGTAGTCTTTTATTGTCCATTTATGATGTGTGGTGGCTTCAGAATAGTGCTTATATACTTTTTCTATAATGGTGTTTAAATTATAGTCATTCGTATTAATGGTGTCCATAACGTCGTCATCTATAATAGAAACGGAGTCTTGTTGAGCTTTTTTGATCATTGCCAATATTTCTAATACTTTATGACATATGGTCCCTTTGTCGGCCTTCTGTCCAGAAGGTCCTCTATAGCCTAGAATGTACTCTAAAAAATATTGCTGCTCGCACATAGAATGTGTGTTGTATGAGCTGCTTCTAAAATATGTAACTATAATAGCTCAGTCTCCTGTAAAAAGTTATGTATATCAATGCACTGATCATAAATGCTCATTTCTTTATTATTGCAAATATACGAAAAATTAGACCAATCATATTTGTCTTGATCTAAAGCAGCCTCTGCTGTGGCATTAGAATTAAATGGGTTTCTGGTTAATCTTATTACTTTTCCTCCATGTTCTATAATAGCATCTACTTCGTTAGGAAATCTACAATCCACTATTACGGCGAGTTCTGGTTTATCTTGTTGTATTTTTCTAAGTGTTGTTTCTACCCAAATATTATTTTTGATGCTTCTAAATATGTCGGTACCAATGACCTCCATAACTGCTCTAGCTGTCATAAAACCAGAATTAGAAGTATTTTTGTGAACAATGCCTGGAATATTTTCCCATTTTATATCTGTAATGCTATTTTTAGCATCATCACTACCATAGCATTGCTCATATGTCAATCCTAACATATTGATACAAATATCTTGTTTCAAAGGATCTGCAAAACTATAAACTTTTATATGAGGATCAAGATATGATCTGGCTTTGTTAATAATATAATCGGTATGGTTATTTGTACTGTTTAAATCTAAGACGCCACCATATTGCTTATCTCCAAAAAGATCTGATACAACAATATTACCAAAAGCATCTATGTTTATTTTTTCTGATATTGACATGTCAGCCAATTTGAGCGATATAATAAAATTACCAGTTGTTGTTTTACCGGATTGTTTTCTGCCAGAAATGCCTAATATCACTATTATTGCTCCTAATCATTGATACAAAAGAGGTTTTATATGGGTTGAGATATACTCTGCAGTTAATTCGGCTATGTCAGAAGCTGGAAAATTAATAGTTTTAATATTGTATGTTTTATAGCATTTATTCTTAATCTGTTCTGTCGCTTTCTGTCCAGCCTCATCATTGTCCATCATAGTAATGATAGTCATAGCGCCAGATGCATCAAGTATCATTTTTTGTCTGTCGCTTAGTGAAGAACCAAAAATAGCTACGCTGTTGTGTATTCCTGCTTCTTCTAGCCTCCATACATTTCCTGGGCTTTCTACTAATATGACAGTATTTGTTGCTAAAATACTTGTTTTAGCAAACCATATGTTGTAAAGATGGTTCTGCGATTGAAACGAAGCACTATGTTTCCATTTAGAATAAAATCTTAGTCGATCCTCAGTTGGGCATTTTTCTTGATTGTTATGAAATCCTCCACAAGAGCTACACTTTTCGTATATACTACGACCTGTACAGCCTACCATATATTGGTGTTTATGGTCATAAATCGGAACTACTACCCTATTGTACATTTCTTTACCTGGTTTATCACAAAACCCAACGTCGTATTGTTTAAGTATATCCTCTGAGTAGCCCCTATCAATATAGTACTGTGAAGGTATTAGTAAATGTTTTTGTATCTGTTGCCTAGATATCCCCTGTACCTGCTGAACTTCTTGACTAATATGCTTAATAGCAGCTGTAAAGGTTTTTTTGTTCCTGTCTGCATAGGAAATCTTAATATCTTTTAGGTCTGTATTTAAGAACTGCAAGCAAAAAGACAGTGCTTCTTGAAAAGAACAGGTTTGATCACCATCTTTTGTCCAATTATATTTTTGGTTAGAAATTATACCTCTAACTAAACCTATTATAGATCCCTTAAAGTGATTTTCGCATTGATGTGTTCTGCATTTCCAATTGCCTCTATATATGTCTCCATTTGGATATAAGTTTAGAGCAGACTTGTTATCTCCGCCGTGTATCGGACAGCTCATTGATATTAATTTACCGCTATAGGTATATTCTATATCAAAGTGATTTAAGAGATCCTCTATTCTGTCACACAAATTATCACAAACTATTTTTAGTTTAGCTTGATCATTCAAAGTGTATGATTTCTTCATTGTCATCATTTGCATTTAATATAAAGCCATCTTTAGATTGGTTATTATTAGACAATTCCAATTTTGTACTACCTTCTGTGATTTTTGCACACCATCCCTTCATGTGACAATTGATATAATCATTATCGTCTAATCCACCTCCGTGTCTACTGATAAGAGGCACTAATTTTCTATTACCATTAGACGGCCCGTCTTCTGCTATTTCTTCGTCTGATTTACGTTTAAAAATAGAAAAATTACTACAGAGCCAAATAATTCTATCAGAACCACTAGCAGTATCTGTGCTTTCTTTGGTTATTCCGTCTCTATTGAGTTGTATAAAAGCTACTATTGGCACTTGATATCTAACAGCAAAATTATGTAAAGACGTCATCATAAAACCCAAAACCTGATACTCTTTCAGATCTTGGGACATACCAGCACTATCCATGAGTTTAAGATAATCATAAAAAATAACGCACTCTTTGGCTGTTCCATCATCATTCAGTCCCACTTCCTTGAGCAGCCATCTTCTCATAATAGCCAACTGTTCCTCAAAAGGTTTACCGGCTATTGACTTATGAAACCATTTACTGTTTTTTAACACCCCGGCTGCTTGTAATAGTTTTGATTTCTTGTCCGGAGAATCAGCAAATTTTCCAGTTTCTATAGCATTGATTTCCGTTTCCGTCATCATTGCTAAAATACGATGGATATGGTCTTGTTTATTCATTTCTGTATCCATATTTAATACAGGAATACCAACATTATGTGCTATATACTGACCCATATTATCAGATAACAGTGTCTTACCTGTTTTTGGTCTGGCTGCTATTACATTTACAGTTCCTTTTCTCAGTCCACCGCCTATAGATTGGTCATAGATTGGAAAGCCGGTAGGAATACCAACCTGATCTACCTTTTTGGTTTCTAATTCTGTTAGATAATCTTCTATCCCTTGTCCAAAACATACAGGATGGTTATCTGTATCGTTCAGCAAAGAAGAGAAATTGAATACTGCATCCTCAGCTATGCCTAATATAGACGCTATTGGCTCACTACCAGTAACCTCTAAGATTTTGTCTTGTGCGTTTTCTAGTTGTTTTCTTAAAAGTCTAGCTATCTCCAGTTTTCTAATTTTTGCAGCAAATTTTCTTACGTTCTCTATATTAACGGGAAAATCTATAATAGCTTTTAGGTGTTGTATTTCTTCTTTTTTGTTTAGAATGTGTCCAAAGCTTAATTCTTCTGCGATAGAAAAAATAGACGGAATGTCTATGGTTGGTTTGTGGTCTCTTTCGCAAATAGTTCTTAGGCAGGTAAAAATCAAACCGTTACTGTCGATAGTAAAAGTTGACGACTGTATAATGTCAGCAACATCTAAATAGGCATCTTCTCCATACCTACAAATACCAGCCAGTACCGCACGTTCCGCAGAGGGGTCGCATAAAATCATAAAATTGCATTACTCCAAGATTAGGTTATCCTGCCTGTGTAGAGCAGTTATTGCACTTGTATCTGTCTACCGCCTCAAACAATAAAGACGGACTAATCGTTTCCTTTTTGCCACATACTCGGCACACTACATCTATCATCTCAAATGGTCTGGCCCTGGCAACAGGAGGAAATTTTGATAGTCTTTTGTCTACTTCCTTGTCTTCTTTATGTAGTTCTCTTTCCTGCATCTCTAGAAATTTATTCGGCTGTCTAGGGCTACTACTCCTTTTATTTTTAGTTTTGATAGGTGACACGAATTGCTCATCTGTTGTATTGGAGTCGTTCTTGTTCTCTGTAAGATCAAGCAGTTGTTGTAGTACGCCTATTAGGCTTTTTATTTGTTCGGGATTTTTTGTTAAATCATTGAGATCCATGTTTCACCTTTGCTTTTTGAATAGACAACATAATATCGGACAAATGCTTAATACTATTAGCTAGATACTGTAATCTGTTACTTCTTTGTTGAGCATATTTTTTTATTTTTTGCAAAGCTTGTGCTTTTTCATTGTGCTTTATTGCTTGGTAAGACTTTTCTATATACCCATATCCCTTGTATGAATTAATCTCATCAGCTATAGTTTCTTTTATAGATTCATCCGCCCAATTCACTCGTGATATTTCTCTATTGATAGATCGCTGAACAAAAAAAGAAAATTGTCCTAATCTATAGGCTATTTCACCACATACCTCAGGAGTAGTCTTTTCAAGCTCGTCTCTGGTCATATTCAAATAACCATTTAGCTCCGATTCTTGGAAAGCATTATTGTTATATGTTCCTAGTCCTAGCGTGTTTTCATATTCATCTAAAACTTTATCCCATTCATGTACTTGTTCTTTGGTGTTCATTTTTTATTCTTTCTAGCCATTGTTCTTGTTTGTCAAAAGACAATTCGATATATTCTATGCCATTAATCTCACACCACTCTTTTTTGTCCTGATCTCGTTTTTTGTGATTAATAAAACCAAGAGTGGTATGATGAAAAAAACGATTAAATTTGTAGTGCTGTTCTCCATGTACCTCTATACATCTTTTGATTAATGGCAAATAAAAGTCCAAATATAACGTTTCAGATCTTCTCACTTGTATAGGAACTTCTTCCAATACTTGCAAAGTAGGAAAACATTCATGAATCATACTTCTTGCTTGTAGATGCAAAGAAGACTTATTCTGCATAGATCCTTTTGCTATTTGTCCTATTAATTGCCAGCGAGATGTATTTCCATCCAAATCCTTTACTTGCATACGATGCCCATAGTTTCCTTAACTTGGTCCCATAAAGACTGATAAACTTCTGGATTTTCTACCAGATACTGTCTTGTTTTCTCTAGTCCCTGAAATTTGGGCTTGCTCTCAACAGATGATATAGTATACCACGCACCTCCTTTGGACACAAGACCCAAATCTACTGCTAGATTCAACAATTCCATTTGCTTGTCAATTCCGTGTCCATATCTTAGATAACTAGTAATTTTGCCACCCGGAGCACCTAGTGCCGAACACATTACTTGCCAATGTATTTCTTGTCCTATTTGTGGACTATCAGTACCCAATGTCCAAGGACTAAAATAATTGGCTTTAAGCTTTATATCGGTTTGATATGCGATAGCCTGACCGCTTTTTTCTTTCCATTCACTATGACCCATACCAGGATTGCCCATTAGGTGAGTAATGCCTATAACTATATTTCTATTAACAGGAATAACATTGGCAACCTTACGACAAAACTTGGCCAATAGCTTAGCGCCATCTGCTCTCTGCATTTTATTCATATCACTAGTAATTTCTGCTTCAGTACATAAAGCTGAATAAGAGTCGATGATCACTACAGACCCTGGTATTTCATTAATCACTCTTTCTGCTATTTGTAAATACTCTTCTGCATGTAAAATTTTGCCTTCTTGTGATCCTATTATATTAAATCTATCAAGATCTAAACCTGGTATTCCTTCTAGATCTCTTTTCTTTAGTCTACCTTCGATATTTAGGTAATACACTTCCCGGCCATCCTTAAAAGAACCATGAGCATATTCCTTTTTTTGTGCTGTGGCACAGAAGTCTAGGGATGTAGTTGTATTATGCGTTACGATGAAATTATTTGTAAGATATAAACCATCTGGGTTATCAACTTCTATACAAACAGATTCTTCCG